CTGAGTGATTTCAACATTAAGATCGTTTTGGAATACTACTTGATGTGGCAACCCTAACTTGTCGAGATAGTATGTAAGTCTGTTATTAAGATATGCTAAGTTTTGTTCAATAATTTTCTTGCGAATAAAACTATCTTTGTTTGTTAATAGTTTTAGTAAGAAGTCTTGATGTTCTCGGTAACTTGTAAGATCATTTACAGGAGACCAATCTATTTCTTGTATTGCACTATTTTGCAATTCAACAATTTGAGATTCATAAGGATCTTCCTCAGACTTTTTAGATTCCCAAGCCTGTTTTAAACTGTCAACGTTTTGTCTATGTTCGTATGCTTCTTTTGCTGTTTCGTAGAACGTTGTAGGCTTACCATTGATGTCACCAATCTCTGCAAGTGCTTTTGTAACATTGACAAGTTTATCACTTACTTCTTTTTGATATGCTGTTGCGTCTTCAAGCTCTTTAGTTTTACGCTCTGCAATCTCTGCTTTTTTGTCTGCGTGTAGTTCTTGACCGCATGTATAACATGTAGCATCTTCTAAGTCTGCGATGTCTTTATTTGCTTTATCAACAGACTTGTCAGCACGTTGTAGTGCTGGTTCCAATGTGCTTAATTCTTTTTTAAGAGCCAAAATAGCATTGTTATGTTCAGTCCAGTTTGAAAGTTTTTCGTGTAAGTCTAGTTCAGATTCAATATCTAAATGCTCTAATTCGGCAATTCCTTCTTTGAGCTTCATTATATCGTTAGTACGTTTTGCTAACCAAGCCTTCTGATTACTTTGCAAACTACTGATAGTAGTTTCAATTTTGCTGTTAGCAGATTGTATTGCTTCAATTTTAAGTGTTTCTTGTGTAATTGAATCTTTAGTTTGCTTAACTTGTTCTTTTAAGTTGTCGGCCTTCTCAGACAGTATAGTAATACCTAACAATTGTTCGATAATAGCACGTTGATCATTAGTGCGCATTGCAAGAAATGGCTCTGAGTAAGTATTAAGTGCAACAATATGTTTGAACATATCATGACTCATACCTAGTAATGTGTTGATATGTTCTTGCGTCTTTCGACTGTCGCCCTGGCTTTCATCTGTCTGTTCTTGTTCTTGATTGTTAATAAAGAATTTTAAAAATGTAGGAGAACGTCCTCGCTCAATTCTATAGTCGATACCATCCTTTTCAAAATCAAGAGATACTAACATACCTTTTGAGTTAGTTTTATTAATAAGGTTGTTGCGTTTGATGTTTGTAAGTGCTGTACCGTATAATGCATAACTTAGTGCATTAATAATTGTAGTTTTACCAGTACCGTTACGTGATCCGCTATCGTCGCCTCCTTGATCTAAGTTCTCCCCTAACACTAATGTTAAGTTCTCTTTACTAAAGTCGATTGCTTGAGGCTGGTTGCCCACACTCATAAAGTTTTTTACGGTTAAGTCTTTTACTTTTATCATTAAAGCTCGCTATAAATGTCTAGCAACATTTTTTTATTAAAGTTATCGCTGTCAATTGCACTAATTTCTTTTGATACAATTTCGTCAACGCTTTCAAAAGTTGAAATATCTAAGTCGGTTGTAATTTCTTCAATTTGCTTCTGTGGGATTAGTGTTATCTCTCTACAGTTGTGAGTAGAGATATAAGTTTCTTTAATGTATTGTGCTTCTTCATAACTAATCGGCAAGTCAAGTGTAACACGAAGATACATCTTAGGTTTGATAATGTCTTGGTTTGGGTCTAGTAGTTTGCTTAACGTAGTTGTACGATACTTAGGACAGTTCCACCAATTAATATATTCAGGTTCTTTATTATTTTCTCTATCAAGTATCATCATACCACGTTCGTCATCCCATGCATCTGCATAGTTGTGTGGAAACGCATTACCAATGTAATGAATCTTACCTTGTACTTGACGTTTGTGGAAGTGTCCACTAAACACATATTCTTGATTTTTAAAATGTGACGGTTTTAGATCACCGTGGTCAGGCATCTTAACAAGCGCATTCATATAAAAGCTAGGAAGTTCAAAATGACCAAACATATATTTGGCTTTAATCTTTTCCATCTTCTTCCATTCATCACCTACTAACCACGGAACAAGTACTACATCTTCTTCTTCATATATTCCGTCAACAAGTGTTACTCCTGGAATATGTCTACCAAAGATAGTAGAGCTTACATCACGTTTGTCTTTGTAGTATAAATCATGGTTGCCAACAAACATATAAAACTTATCAAAGGCCGCACCTAGCTTTTCAAGGCATCTTATAGTAGCATCCATAGTTGTAAGGTTAAGACTGTTCCTGTTATGATGCCAGTCGCCACAGAATATGCCTGTTTCACAGCCATTAGCTTGTGCTTGTTCGATATACCAGTCTACAAATTCTTCGCAGTCGTCGTTATGTACTTTTGAGTTGCCTTTTAGACCAAAGTGAATATCGGTAAAGACAGCAGCTTTCTTAAACAAATTAGAGTCTCCAGTTTTGTATTATTATACATGAAATTAATTAAAGTGTCAAGTGGTTTTTTTCTTAGCAGCTTCTTCACGCTTCTGAGCAGCTTCCCATTCGCCTGCATGTTGACGAGTATAACTTGGATTCATGTTATTCATCTCCAAAATATCGTCTCGAATGTTTTGATTACGTTTTTCTAAGTTGATAACACGAACAAAACTGTTAGTTACAGCCGCAGTATAGTATGCAAACGGATTATTTGACTTTGATTCGTCAAATTGCAAGCCAATTTGCGATAGTTGTAATATTGCTTGCCCTTTCATCTCGTCATTATATGTATAACCACGAACGTTACCTCTAGTTGCATAGCGATCTACTAATTTCATCCACATGCGAGCAAGTTCATTTGTTGCTCTAGCATGTCTTAGACTAAATCCGCCGTTGTCCATACCGCCTTCCCAGTGACTTTTGCCTACTAATATTAATTCACCGTGTTCATTAAACTTATAGTGTTGAAAAGGTGGAAAATTAAGTTTAACTTTTGTATCAGCTATTGTTTTTGGTGTCTTTTTTCGTCCTGGCTCGTCTGGAATATGGTCAAACGTCATTATACGGAAGATTAATTCTTCCTTTGTAATTTTTCTATAGTCAACTTCGCATTCGGCTTGTTTGACCTTTTCGCCTGCTTTTCTTCTTGCTTCATAATCAGCAGTTGATAAGCGTTTTGCTTTGTTTCGTTTTGCTTCTGCAATGGTTCTTATGTTAATTTTATCAACATCTAGTAAAATGATGTCAAATTGGTGGTAGTCGGTATCAATAAAGCTACAAAATCCTGACTTTGATTTATGTATTTGTTTAAGTAAGTCTTTATTGTTAAGGTAATTCACTTTTCTCATAGTTTCTCCTGGAGTTATGTATATATTATAATATACTCTGATAATTTTGTCAACTAAATAATACTATAGGAGATTATTATGCCAAACAACCCATTATCTAGTATTGAAAATTTACAAGGTAGCAATCCGTCATCTGGTAACTCAATTTCTAACACTAGCAACGTTATAATTGATCCTAGTGCAAGGCGCCGAGGTAATTTACCTCCAGGAGCAGTTCCAACAAACGATTTAAATTTCGTTGAAGCTGACTGGGGATCACAAACCGATCTTGATTGGAGAGTAAGGTTGTCTATGCCTCCAAATTTTCAAAACAGTTCAGTGATGTCGCCGTTATTAGAAACTAACGGGTTTATGTTTCCTTTTACTCCGCAAATTACTATGGAACACACGGCTAACTACAATGCTCTTCATCCTACACATAGTAATTATCCCTTTCCTGCTTATCAGAACAGTCAAGTGAGTTCTTTGACTATGATTGGAGAATTTTTTGTAGAAAATGCAAAGGAAGCAGAATATTGGGTAGCTGCAACACATTATTTAAGAAGTGTAACTAAAATGGCATATGGTGCAACCAGCAACCAAGGTTCGCCGCCACCAGTTGTAAAGCTAAACGGGTACGGTGACTTTGTATTTAAAGATGTTCCTGTAACAGTAACATACTTTACAGTTGATATGCCAAACGATGTAGATTACATTCAGTGTAACGTAGGAGAAAACGGAACATGGGTTCCGGTTAGAAGTCAAATTAATGTTCAGGTACAGCCTACTTACAGTAGAAAAGCGGTAACTAAGTTTAGCTTAGATACATTTGTTAACGGCGGCTATATTTCAAGCGGCAAAGGATTTATTTAATGAAAACATCTTATGAAAACAATAGTCCTTGGTTTAATACTAGTGTTGTTAATAATGAATATCTAGATATCCTAACTATTAGGCCAATACCAGTTAGTGATGATGACATATTATACGAAGTACAACCACAATATACATATAGACCAGATTTGTTAGCATTTGATTTATACGGAACAAAGAATCTATGGTGGGTTTTTGCACAACGCAATATTGATTTACTTAAAGACCCAGTTTACGACTTAGTTGCTGGAGTTAAAATATTTTTGCCTAAGGGCGATTCGTTAGCAAGACAATTAGGATTTTAAATGCCATTTGTACCCGAAGATAGCGGTAATATAATAATTGGAGACCCAGGAGTTAATGCTGTTGGCAACCGAGGAACTGCGACTGTAAGTGATAGAGACAGTACAACTAGTCAAACTATAAACTTTTTACAGAATCCAAGTCTTGCAGGTGCTAGTGCGTTATATGGCGCCGATATTTTTCCTTTTAGAAACGAATTAGATCAGTTTGCAAGTTATGCTCCAGTTTTTACACTTGGATGCCTTACTAATATTGAATTTAATTTTCCACTAAGTTATAGAACACTTGGACCAGCAGTTAAAATAATTAGAAGTGGCGGCGGAGGTGGCCCAACAATTCCATCATTATATGATTTAGACGGTAAACGAGAATTTTTTATTGAAGATGTAAACATAAAAAATACAGTTGCACCAAATCCAAAGTCAAGACATTCAAATGCTACTGCAATTAACTTTAAAGTCATTGAACCGTATTCAATGGGCCAATTTTTTCATAACTTAAGAAGTGCATCATTAGTAACCGGGCATAAAAATTATTTAGAAGCACCATTTCTAATTAGTATTGCATTTATAGGTTATGATGATGACGGAAATGTCAAATCTCCTTTCTTTAGTCAGCGACATTTTCCTATACAAATAGTACAAGCTGAAATGAATGTTTCAGAAGCAGGCGCAACTTACGATATTCAGGCAGTTCCGTATACAGAAAAAGCAATGACTAATAGAGCGCAAAGATTAAAAACAGATGTTGCAATTAAAGGACGTACAGTAGCTGAACTTTTACAAAATGGACCACAAAGTCTTACAGCTGCATTAAATCAAGTAACTGTTGAACAAAAAGCTGCTCAACAAAGTAGCGGCGACGAATATGTAATACAATTTCCTAACACAAGTATTCTTGGAGTACTTGGCGGAGTAGTAGACGGACTAGCATCAGTTGCAAGTTCAGTAACAGGCTCACTTGCAGGTGTCGGCGGCGCCGCAAATGAATGGTATCAAGGATTAGTAGGTGGTGATAATAGCCCGCCACCGAGATTATTAGAAAAAGTTTCAGAAAATACAGCAGTGTTTAGTTTAGGAACTCTTATGGGTAATAAACTAAAAGCACAAGCAGCAACAGATATTAATGCAATTGGTAGATCTCAATTATTACGCCCCGGAACTCAATATAATTTAGGTAATACTCCGTATCAACTTCCGTCATTTGCTGAAGATCCAAGCAATCCCGGCTTTATAAAACGTAATTTAATAAGTTATAATCCTAATACATCAGTGTATCAGTTCGAACAGGGCTCAAAAATACAAGATATTATTGAAGAAGTATTAATTACTTCACAATACGGTAGAGATTTTGCAAGTAAACCTGGAGACTTCTCGGGACGTAAATCGTGGTTTAGAATTGAACCTCAAGTATTTAATGGTGGCGGTTTATTAGGAGGTTTAATAACTGGTAAATCTCCTAAATTATATGTATACAGAGTCCGTCCATATAAAACTGACGGCTCAAACTTTTCTGCACCAGGTTTTACAGGATTTTCACGAACATTAATAAAACAACTGCTTACTCCAAAAGCGTATAGCTATATCTATACAGGGCAAAATAAAGATATTATAGATTTTGATTTAAAATTTAATATGATGTACTATACTGGTGTGCAAGCTGCAAGAAATCAAAAACAATTAGCATCAGTTTTGGGCGGCGCATTAGGGCTAGGACCAAAAGAGAGAGATGCTGTTACAACAACAGGTGCAAATCCAAGTTTTGGTATTGTTGGAAATGCAGCTGGCGGTGAAACAAATGATGATACATCATCTACAGACAACGAACAAGGTGCAAACGGCGGCAATGCTGCTGGCGACGATTCCGAAACTGGAACAGCAAGATATTTTAATGATATGATGATTAATTCTGGTAACGATTTAATACAAGTTGACTTAAAAATACACGGCGACCCATATTTTATATCTGATGTTGGAGTAGGAAACTTCTTAGGACTTCCGAGCTCGCCACTATTACCAGTAACTATAGATGGTAGCATGAATCCTATGGATGGTGAAGTATATGTTATTTTAAATTTTAGAACACCAATTGATTATGATGAAGAAGATGGATATGTAAAATATCCGTTAGGCGGCTTTTTACCAGTGTCAATGTTTAGCGGAATATATCAAGTTATTCAAGTTAGTAATAGTTTTGATAATGGAAAATTTGAACAGACGCTTCAATTAGCTAGAAAACGTAATCAAGATATTTCAATTGAAGCAGTTGCCGGAAAAGTAATTAGTTTCTTAATGGGAGGCAAAGGTAATGCTCAAGAAACTAGCGGCACACCATTTGTTAATAACATTGGAGAAACAAACGTGGATGAAGGTGTATAATGGCACAAGATAGAAGAACTAATGATAGAACTAGCAATACTGTAGGAGTTTACCTTGGTAAAGTTGTTAACCATCTTGATACTACTTTTATGGGCGGCTTACAAGTTGAAATTTTAAGAAGGACTAGAACAGGTAGTTTGCAAGGCGAAACAGTTAATTGTAAGTATGCAAGTCCTTTTGCAGGACAAACTCCGTATGCAGGATTAGGGTATGGATCAGACTATGCAAGTACACAAAAAAGTTACGGCTTTTGGGCAGTTCCGCCAGACATTGGAACACAAGTAATTGTTCTAATGCCTGAAGGCGACTTTTCTCAAGCATTTTGGGTAGGATGTGTAGCTGATGTTGGCATGAATTTTTCAGTTCCAGGAAATGCTGGTACTACATACAATGATACTGATCCTTCTAAAGCATTGCCTGTAGCAGAATACAATAAAAGAACTACAGAACTAAGAGGAAAAGATGCTACACAGGCTTTAAAGCCAGTGCCTCCAGAAAGATTTAAACGACTTGACGAAGCAGGACTAGCTTCAGATCACGTTCGTGGTACAAATACATCTAGTGCTAGACGAGAGTCGCCTAGTACAGTATTTGGTATATCCACTCCTGGACCTCTAGACTTAAATGGTCCAAAACATGCATACGGTCCAACACCAGGAAGTTCAATTCAACGTCCCTTTAGTAGATTAGGCGGTCATTCTTTTATTATGGATGACGGCGATTTAACATTACAGCGAAAAGCTGCTGCAGGCGGCGACGACGGTGACAAGCTAGAATATGCTAATTTTGAAAAAGGTGATAAATCTGGGAAAAAAGATATTCCTGCAAACGAAATGATAAAACTTCAAACACGTACAGGGCATCAAATAATGATGAATTGTAGTGAAGATTTAATTTATATTGCACACGGTAGCGGAAAGAGTTGGATCGAAATGACATCCAACGGCAAAATTGACATTTACTCAGAAGATAGCATAAGTGTTAATAGTGACAATGATTTAAATTTTAATGCTGGCCGTAATATTAATATGAGTGCTGTAGAAAACATTAACATTATTTCTGATAAAAATACAGCAATACACTCGATTGAAAATACAAGTATGCAGGCAAAAAACTTTAATCAATTTGTAGAAGAAGATTTTAATCTTAGAGTTGACGGAGAATCTAACGTTTATGTAAAAGGTGATCATAATTTAGTTGTAAAAGACAATTATTATATTTCTGTAGACTCTAACATGGAAACAAAAGTAGATTTAAATTCTGTAATACAAGCAAATGCTATTAAAGAAAGAGCAATGGTCGATCATACAATTGGATCAAATAATTTATATCTAGATGTTAATGTTGAAATTAACGGCGAAGCTAAAATTAAAAAATTAAAAGCAGGAATTATAAACAATACAGTAGCTGGATTAGCTTGGCAAGATAAACCAGGATCCGATAATCAAATACTAAGTGATTTTTCTTTCAGCTATAGCGGCGGCTCTCCAGGCCAGGCAGCAACTGCAAAAGAAGCTAACGAATTTGAAGACGGAGATAAGGCATTGTATCCAAAGCGTATTCCGTTACATGAACCTTGGAAAGGACATGAAAATTTAGATCCTAAATCGTTCATACCAGACGAAACACTAGCAGGAGAATCAGAGCGTCCTGAGGAGGATGAAGCAGAATTTCAATTCCCTCCAATCGATGACACATTTAAAAAGGCGTAAGTTATGAGTACATTAGAAAAATCGTTATATCAACAAACTAAAGTAGCAGTAGGATCGAAAAAAGATAACATCTACGTAAAAAGTCCAACATATAAAGGATTTAGTACAGCAGATGATTCTCAATCGAGTAATAAGCTATACGACATTGCATTGATTAAACAAGATATTATAAATCATTTTCATATTAGAAAAGGTGAAAAACTTAGCGACCCATCATTTGGAACTATAATATGGGACGTATTATTTGAACCGTTGACTGATCAAACTCGCAATCTTATTATTAAAGATGTTTCGGATATTATAAATTATGATCCTCGAGTTTCAGTTAATCAAATTACTGTTGACACATACGAGCATGGTATTCAAGTAGCATGTGAATTAGTGTACAAACCGTATTCTATTGTTGAAAAAATACAGTTTCAATTTGATGAAAACGCTGGATTTTTTACAGGATAATTATATACGCGGTTATTTAATACTGCTAAATATTACAAAGATATAAGGGAATAAAGATGTCCTCAACTGACAGACAAAATAGATTGTTATTATCGGAAGATTGGAAGCGAGTCTACCAGTCATTCCGTAACGCAGACTTTCAAAGTTATGATTTTGATAACTTGCGTAGAACTATGATTCAATACTTGCGGGATAATTATCCTGAAGATTATAACGACTATGTAGATAGTTCAGAATACCTTGCACTAATAGATCTTATTGCATACTTAGGACAAAATATTGCTTTCCGTATTGACTTAAATGCTCGTGAAAATTATATGGAACTTGCAGAGCGTAGAGAATCAGTACTGCGTTTAGCACGTTTGCTTTCATACAATCCTAAGCGTAACCAAGCTACTAACGGACTTGTAAAATTAGATAGTATCAAGACTACTGAACAAGTAATTGACAGTAACGGCAATAATTTACAAGAACAAACTATTGTATGGAACGATGTTTCAAATCCTGATTGGTACGAACAATTCATTAAAGTAATGAATACAGGATTACCGTCAAATTCAGAGTTCGGAAAACCAAACAAAAAAGAGTTGATATCAGGAATATCAACAGAGCAATATCGATTTAATTCTATTAATTCAGACATTGCAACTTACCAATATAATAAAATTATTGACGGAAGAAACTTATCGTTTGAAATAGTGTCAACTGATGTTACAAGTACATCTATTGAAGAAGAAGCACCGTTTCCGGGAAATAAGTTTGCATTAATTTATAAAGACGACGGAAAAGGTGTTGCTAGTAATTCAACAGGCTTCTTTAGTCACTTCCGCCAAGGGTCTTTAGACCAGGGTGTATTTACAATAAACAATCCTAGTTCTAATCAATCAATTGCAGTCGAAGCACCAGACATTAATGATACTGATGTTTGGTTATATAAGTTAGATTCTGAAGGAAATGAACAAGAACTTTGGTCCAAGGTTGATGCATTACAAGGTAATAATGTTGTTTACAATAGCTTGTCTAAATCAGAAAGAAATATTTATAGTGCGTTAACAAGAGTTGACGATAGAGTAACTTTAGTGTTTAGTGATGGTGTCTTTGGCAATTTGCCACAAGGTACATTTAGAGTATACTTTAGATCTAGTCAAAACGAACGTATTGTTCTTACGCCTAAAGACTTTAGTAATATTTTAGTTAGCATTCCTTATATTTCTAAATCAGGAAAAACAGAAGAATTAACATTATTGTATAGTTTGTATTACACAGTTGATAACGGCGCAACAAGCGAAAGTACTGATACTATTAGATTTAATGCACCGTCAACATATTATACACAAAATAGAATGGTAACTGGCGAAGACTATCAAGTTGCGCCACTTGGTATTAATCAAAAAATTGTAAAAGTAAAAAGTGTTAATAGAACAGCAAGTGGCATTAGTAGATATTTTGATTTAATTGATGCAACTGGAAAATATTCTCAAACTACACTTTACGGAAACGATGGCGTATTGTATAAAGAGTATCAAAATAAGTTAGAAGGCTTTACTTTTACAACAAAGACTGATGTAGAAGGTGCTACTGAAAATACCATTGTTCCGTTATTATCGGATAAGAAACTTCGAAATTTTTACTTTGACCAATTTCCTAAAATACTAACAGACGACTTGGGCATTAACTGGAGTCGAACAACCGTTGAAACTAATTTAGTAACAGGGTTATTTAAAAGTGCAGACGGTATTGCTATTAAATTAGGTTCATTTACGTCAACAATTATGTCCTTGTTAAAACCAGGAACTTTAATTAAATTTATTGCTCCAACAGGAAAACATTTTGATAAAAAATTAAACATAGTTGACGGACCGTCATCTAAAATTGGTGACTTAGATTATAAGTGGGTAAAAGTAATTTCAGTCAATGGCACAGGCATTGAAGAAAGACCAGACGGAACCGGAGCTGTATACTTAAATGACGAAATTCCTACTGGTGCTCTTTTAGGTGAAATTAAACCTGCATTAGCAAATAATTTAATTGACAGTGTTAAACAACAGGTAATCGATCAAATATTTGTATATAAAACATTCGGACTACGCTTTGATCAAACAAGCGGCGAATGGAGACTAGTTACTGAAAATAACTTATCGATAGGCACTGAATTTTCATCTGGAAAATCAGGAGATACTACTAATCAACAATTGGATGCTAGTTGGACACTATTATTTGAAAATGATGGTGAACGTTATACAATTACATATCGCGGCATGCGTTATGTATTTGAAAGTGATAAAGAGATTAAGTTTTATTACGATCCTAAAGAAAAAATTTACGATAGCAAAACCGGTAAGATTATTAAAGACGCAATTACAGTTTTAAATATAAATTATAAACCAGATGATGTTAATGCATTTACAAGAGACTTTGATTGGGAAATTGTTGATGCATATAGAGATTTAGAAGGTTATGTTGACAGTAAAAAATTAGAAATCAGTTACTTCGATGCAGACGAAGACGGTATTGTTGATGATGCAGATTTATTTGAAGAAATTGTTTCTCCGACAGTTAATGTAAAATCTAAGTATGTTATATTTCAAAAAATAACTTCGGTTGACGGAGTTGAAGATTTTAATTACTTAAACAATGCTGATGATGCAGTTATTATATTAGCTACAAAATCTGAATTAAGACCATTTAGCGAATATAAAGATGGACAGGTATTTTATTACATTGATTCTGATGTATTTGAAGTACTAAGTCAAACGGCATTAAAGTTAACTATTAGTGCAGATTATAAAGCACGTCTTGGTCGTAATGATTTGAAGTTTAGATATTACCATGCAGCAAGTGCAGAAACACGTATTGATCCTAGTGCAAGCAATATTATTGATATGTATATTCTTGACAGGACGTATGATGCAAATTATCGTATGTGGTTATTAGAAAATTCAATTAAACAGCCACTACCGCCAAGCAGTGACGAGCTGTTTATATCTTATGCTAGTCAGTTAAATAAAATTAAATCACTTACTGATGAAATAATTTATCATCCAGTTAAGTACAAAGTATTATTTGGCAATAAGGCAACAGAAGATTTGCAAGCTACATTTAAAGTTGTAAAAAACAAAGACAAAGTATTAAATGATAACGAAATTAAAACACGTATCATAACAGCAATTAATCAATTTTTTGCTTTAGACAATTGGGACTTTGGAGAACAGTTTTATTTCTCAGAACTTGCGAACTATGTTATGTATCAACTTGCTCCAGATGTATCTACATTTATTATCGTACCAAAACAAGAGGATCAAAGTTTTGGTAGCTTATACGAAATTAAAGCAGAAGCTGATGAAATTTTCATTAGTGGTGCCGATGTTACTAGTATCGAAGTTATAGACGCAGTAACAGCTTCGAGACTTAAAGCACAAAATACAATAACTACACAAACTGTTTCAGTAAATGCCGGAATACAAAGTTCAGCATTAGATGATGCTTCGGCAAGAGTTACATCTACTAACAATGTAGTTAATAATACTAACACAGGGACAACTTACTAATGGCAAAAAATGACCAAAATGAATTTCCATTGCCAAATGGTTCTAACTCGAATAAAAGAGAAAGTGCTAGACACTTACCAAAGTATTTTAGAACAGATAAAAACCAAAAGTTTTTAAAGTCTACATTAGATCAAGTATTACAACCTGGTGTAGCTGAAAAAATAAGTTCATTTGTTGGTAGAAAAACTGCAAAGTCTTATGTTAAAGATGACAACTATCTAAGTGATATATCAGCAGACAGAACTAACTACCAATTAGAACCTGCTAGTATTATACAAGACTCAAACGGAAACGTTGATTATCATGCTGATTACCGAGATTACATAAATCAAATTGCTAACCTAGGCGGATCAAATATTAATCATGGTAGAAATACAAAAGAAGAATTTTATTCCTGGGATCCAAAAATTGATTGGGACAAATTTAGTAATTTTAGAGAATATTACTGGTTACCAAACGGTCCAAGATCTGTGTTTATACCAGGCGAACAAAAAGAAATTACAAGTACATATACAGTTGAGTTAGCAGAAGCATTGGGCGACTATTCTTATGTTTTTACTCCAGATGGGCTAACTAACAATCCTATACTAAAATTATATAGAGGTGTAAAATACAGATTTGAAATTAACACTCCTGGATTACCATTAACATTTAAAACTCAAAGAACTTTAGATGATGCATTTTTATTAGTAGACGGAATATCAGCCCAAAAAGTTGATGAAGGCGTTATTGAATTAGAACTAGGATCAGATGCACCTGATGAGTTATTTTATGTTTCGAGTGAAGATATTAATTCTGGTGGATTAATTAGAGTAGCAAATCAAAGCGATGCTCAATTTATTGATGTTGTTGCAGAAATTATCGGTAAGAAAGAATATCAAACAAGAGATAATTGGTCATTAACTAACGGATTAAAAGTTAGATTTAGAGGCGATGTACAGCCGGAACTATATCGAGACAAAGAATGGTATGTTGAGGGTGTCGGTGAAGAAATTGAATTAGTATCAGCAACTGACGTAGAAGTTTCTTTTCCTGTAGGTGTTGATGTTGATGTTCCGTTTGATAATGACGAAGGATTTGATCAGTTTCCTTTCTCACAAGCAACAGGATATCCAAGAGATAAAGATTATATTACAATTAATCGTGCAAGTCCAGATGGAAATTTTTGGTCAAGATATAACAGATGGTTTCATAAAGATGTAATTGAATTAGTAGATACAATTACAAATAATTCTGTTACAGTTGACGAAACTGCTCGTGCAAGCAGACCTATTATTGAATTTGAATCTGGTTTAAGATTGTATAACTTTGGATCATTCTCAAAAGGCACAATTGACTTAATTGACACTTTTACTACGGATGCGTTTAGTACTATTGAAGGTAGTTTAGGTTATAATATTGATGATATACAGTTATCAACAGGCATGCGTGTTATATTCTTAGCAGATACTGATCCACTAGTAACTGGTAAAGTATTTGAAGTAAAATTTATTAAGTTCAAAGGAAGCGGAACAGACGGACAGATAACTCTAGTCCCAACCACAGACAGTGAGCCGTCTAGCGGTGAAAATGTACTAGTAACCCGCGGCACAGAAAACGGTGGCAAAATTTGGTATTACGACGGTAATAAATGGAGTATTGCACAGGAAAAAACGTCAGTAAATACACCACCAATTTTTGATGTATTTGACGAAAACGATATTAGTTATTCTAACATAAATGTATATCCTGCATCGTCTTTTAGAGGAAGTAAGATATTTGGGTATAAAGTTGGAACAGGTGCAAACGATACTGCATTAGGATTTCCGTTAAGCTACAAAAGTATTGAAAATGTTGGAGACATAGTATTTGATTTTAATTTTAATACAGACACTTTCCAATATCAAACTAATGATACATTAAATGTAGTAGATGTTAAACAGGGATTTTTAAGAAAATATAAAGGTAAAAATTTTACAATAGCAAATGTTTATACTAAGGCTAATACATTAAGTGAGCAAAAAGTAATTCTTCAATATGTAAACGATAACACTCGCATTACATATCCAATTAACTGTTATGATCGAAGTTCTGAGCTTACTGATTTATCTATTACAGTACTATGTAACAATATTATAAAATATGAAAACATTGATTACGAATTTGAAAATAGTGTTGATAAGATTAAGAGTATAAAATTTAAATATGATTTAGATAAAGATGCATCAATTATCATAAAGTGTAGCTCTTCGGCTGTAAAAAATAATAACGGGTATTATGAAATTGCTAATAATCTTGAAAAGAATCCGTTGAATGAAGATTTAACTTCATTTACACTTGGCGAAGTTAACGATCATGTTTTTAGTATAACTGAAAATGTTCCTAACTTTAATGGAATATTTCCTGGACCGTCTAATTTAAGAGATCTAGACGGGTTAAGCAAATACGGAAGAAAGTTTATTAAACATAGTTCGCCGTTAAACTTATCAATGTACAGTCTTATCGATAGGCCGTCAAATATAATTAACGCTGTTAGATATTCTAAAAAAGAATATGCTAAATTTAAACGTTTGTTTATTGAAACAGCTGAAAGTATAGGGTATTCAGGAAATGTAAAAGGGCATGTTGATAAGATTATTACTGAGCTAGTAAAAAGTAAAACAAATGTTATGCCATTTTACTTTAGTGACATGATACCTTTTGGTACAGCAATTACAACTAAAATAATAGTAGAAGATATAGCAACTCAATTCTATGCTTTAAATACTGATTTTACACTAGAAACATTAAGCACTCGAGCAGTAACAGTATATTTAAATAGTGAACAATTAATACACAATAAAGATTATACATTTAATACTGAAGGCTTTTTAGTAATTACTGCTACTAAGTCTGTTGGTGACATTATTGAAATAAACGAATACGATACAACTAACGGGTCGTTTATACCACCAACGCCGAGTAAGTTAGGTTTATATCCAGTATTTGAACCATATCTATATCAAGATACCTCATTTAGTAGTAATCCTACAGTTATTAAAGGACATGACGGAAGCATAGTAAAGGCTTTTGGAGATTATAGAGATGCATTAATTTTAGAATTAGAAAAAAGAATCTTTAATAACATTAAAATTAATTACGATCCTACGTTGTTTAACGTTCATTCATATGTACCTGGACTTAATCGTAATACTGCGTTTACTAGAAAAGAAATTAATGCTCCGTTGACTACAGATTTTTTACAATGGATGACATTAGTTGATAAGGACTATACTGTTAACTCTTACTTTGATACAGATAATCCGTTTACTTTTAACTATTCATTATTGATGGATAAGAATGGTGACAAGTTACCAGGTTGGTGGAGAGCAATATACAGATATTACTTCGATACAGATAGCCCGCACTTAACACCATGGGAAATGTTAGGATTTAGTATTAAACCAAGTTGGTGGGAAGATCAATATGGTCCTGCACCTTACACAAAAAATAACTCCTTACTTTGGGAGGATTTAGAAAGAGGAATAATTAGAGATCCTAGCGGTTCATTTAAAATTAATAAATTATATAGACGTCCAGGATTAAAAACGTTTATACCAGTTAATGCTTCAGGTGAATTATTAGGTCCTTCTAATTGCAATATTCCAAAACGATTTGATACACAGTCATTAAATAGAGGATTTGTTTTTGGTGACGGAAGCCCAGTTGAGGATGCATGGATAAACAGTTCAGAATATCCATTTGCAATTCTAACTAGTTGGCTAATTAACAGCACACCTTCTGCACTAGCTACAGGTTTTGATAGATCAAGACAAGTTCGCAATTCTATCGGACATATAATTTATAAAGATACAAAAAATCATATTAAGTTAGAAGACTTATGTTTTCCAACAGGTATTAATGAATCTGCACAAAAATTAACATCAGGATTCGTAAATTATATACAAGATTATATGTCATACAATCTTGCTGATAAATTTGTTGAATATCAAAATAATATAAAATCAATTAAAAACAGACTTACCTTTAAACTAGGCGGATTTACTGATAAATCTAAATTTAAATTAATACTTGATAGCAGAACACCTACAAACGAAGGTAATGTTTTTATACCAGAAGAAAACTATCAAGTATTTTTAAATACAAGTACTCCGATAAAAACTATAAATTATAGCGGTGTTATAGTTGAAAAAGTACAAGGTGGATTTTCGATTAGAGGCTATGATAAAGAGTTACCTTATTTTAAATATTATCAATCATTAACATCTTCAAAAGATATTGAAGTTAATGTTGGTGGCGTGTCAGATTCATATATAGAGTGGAATGAAAATAGAACCTATGCTAAAGATACTATTATAGAAAATAACGGATCTTATTATAGAACAAATGTTACCTTTACTTCGGGTAATGTATTTGACCCTAGTCAACCTACAGAGTTAACAAAACTTGCTAAACTTCCTGTTACTGGTGGCCGCAATGCAACCTTTAAAAGCAGGTTTAATAAAGATGATGTACTAACCTTGTCGTATGGTACAATTCTTACATCAATACAAGATGTTATTGACTTTTTATTAGGATACGAACATTGGCTAGTTGAACAAGGATTTAGATTTCAATACTTTGACGGCACAGAAAATATAATTTCAGACTGGAAAAATGCTTCAAGAGAGTTCTTATTTTGGACATCACATTCTTGGGGCGAAGGCGCCCTTATATCTTTAAGCCCTGCAGCAGATCAAGTTTGGTTTAATACTGAATATGCTAAGGTTGATAGTGTAACTGATAATTTCTTTGGGTACGGATTATTAAAATCAGATGGCAAACCTTTAGAAAGTAAATTTTTAAAGATTGACAGAATAGATAGAAATAATTTTAAAATAACACCAACTATTACAGCTGACGGAGTTTACTCTATTAAAATTCCGTTGACACAAACAGAACATGTTGTAATGATTGATAACTCGTCAGTATTTGGTGATGTAGTTTATCAACCAGCTACAGGATATAGACAAGATAGAATAAAAGCATTTGGATATCGTACTACTGATTGGAACGGCAGTCTTGACATTCCAGGATTTATATATTCTGAAGTTATTATAAAAGATTGGCAACAATGGACTGATTATGCAGTAGGTGATATGGTTAAGTATAAAGAATTTAATTATACAGCTGATGCAGTTATTACAGGATCAGAAACTTTTGATTATAATCAATGGGTGCGGTTAAATGAAACGCCTCAAAGTAAACTAATACCAAACTTTGAATATAAAACAAATCAGTTCGCAGACTTTTATGATCTAGACACAGATAATTTTGATGTAGTACAGCAACAACAAGCTCAACATCTTATTGGTTACCAAAAACGTAAGTATCTTGAAAATATTATTAACGACGAAGTTAGTCAGTACAAATTTTATCAAGGAATGATTCAAGAAAAAGGAACTCGTAATAGTCTTGATAAATTGTTTGATGTATTAAGTGCTAATGATAGAGAAAGTTTAGACTTTTATGAAGAATGGGCAATTAAACAAGGGCAGTATGGTGCAAGCGAAGGATTCGACGAAGTTGAATTTAAATTAGACGAAAAGAAATTTAGATTAAATCCTCAGCCAATACAGTTAACAAATAGTGATGACGTTGACGGACTTGTATATAATATTAAAGATTTTGAAGTTTATAAAAAGCCATTAACGTATAATAATAATTTTCTTCCTCAAAAAACAGATTTAAAATCATTTACTCGTAGTCCTGGATTTGTTAACTTATCAGATATAGATGTAGTGTTAGCTGATTATAATGGTATAGCTAATTTAGATATTGAATCACTTAGTAATAAAGATTATTTATGGGTCGGATCTAAAGAAAATAAATGGAATGTATTACAGTATGTTTCCTTAGATACTACTATTACTTCTATTGAAACTTTACAACAAAAAATTACCGACACTACTGCGCCGTATGAGTTAGAAATAACATTAGATAATTCACCTGCAGGCATTAAAGCTGGCGATATATTAGGCATATTTAATGTACAAATTAATGATGATGCTCAAGACGGATCTACTGAAACTGAAACTACTAACACTAGGTTATCACAGTTAAAAGGATTTTATAGAGTTACTAAAAAAGTACTTAATAAAATTTATTTTGAAAGTAATGTTCAAATTGAAAAGATACCATCATGTGAAGGGTTAGTTACAACTTTTAAATCTGTAAAAGTAAGCGATTATGTTGAGGCTAATAAAATAGCACAACAAGGCATCGACGAAGGATCGTTAATATGGATTGAAAATACTGAAAATGATTGGAAAGTTCTAAAGAATACCCAAGGATTTAATCTATTACAACAAATACCT